TGAAACAGCTTGCTATCGACGCTCTTGTGTTCCAATACAAAGCTCAAAAGAAACACGCCGAACACGTCCTTGAAAACTACCTGAACAATCCGATTGGAGTTGGCGAACATCCGGACCTCATAAAAGAGATGGACAAGGCTCTTGAAAAGTGGGAAGACGCCAACGGAAAACTCGAAACCCTCTTGAGACTTACCGGAGACACAAGTGGCATTGGCTAAGAGTCAAAAATCCTTGAAGGCGTGGACAAAGCAGAAGTGGCGCACCAAGTCTGGAAAGCCCTCTACTCAAGGTCCGAAAGCAACAGGCGAACGCTACCTGCCTGAAAAAGCCATTAAGGCACTTAGTGATAAAGAGTACGCTGCCACAACCCGTGCAAAACGTAAGGCTACAAAGGCCGGAAAACAGGTTGCAAAACAACCGAAGAAGATTGCAAAGAAGACACGAGCCTACAGGAAAGTGTGATGAAAAAAAAGATTAGATACCATGTTGCCATGATTCTCCTGTATGTTAGCAAGCCGTTCGCGGCTATCGAAAGCTGGCTGTGGACAAAGCATCGTGACCTCTTGCACAAGAACCGCGACGAATGAGCATCACGAGCTATCCAAATCTTGTGCGCCTCCAAAGCACTGGTGGTGGTAACCTCGTTTCTTTAGGCGGTACAAACGTAGATGCTTTCGGAAGGTTGCGAACAGCACAGCCTTTCACGCTTTTTGACAGTCAGAATAGATTTGGTATAGACCCACAGTTCGATACCTCGACAACAGGCAGCGGTGCTACATCCCACCTTGCTAATGAGAGCAGTGTTGAGATGTCCGTGACAACCACTTCTGGTGACGAGGTCATTCGCGAAACCAAACGGGTGTTTCCGTATCAGCCGGGTAAGAGTCTTCTTGTGATGGCTACCTTCGTGTTCGCGGCCCAGCAAGACAACCTTCGTCAACGAGTAGGATACTTTGGTGCTAACGACGGGGTTTACTTCGAACAGAACGGTACAGACGTACGTTTTGTCGTACGCACCTCGACAAGCGGCAGTGCCGACGACACACGCTATGTGGCTCAATCCAGTTGGAACGTGGATAAGTTGGATGGCACAGGTCCAAGTGGATACACATTAGATGTAACAACCACGCCTAGCGCACAAATACTGTTTATGGATTTTGAGTGGCTTGGTGTCGGGACGGTACGGTGTGGTTTTGTTATCGACGGTCAGTTCATTGTTTGCCACAAGTTCCACAACGCGAACAGTCTCGATAAGGTGTACATGAAGACGGCTATCTTGCCGATACGTTACGAGATTACAGCCACAGGCACGTTGTCTAGTTCCGCAGCCATGAAACAAATTTGTTCCAGCGTGATTAGTGAAGGCGGATACCAGCAAGTAAATGCGTTGAGTTGGGCAAGGATGACTACCGACACAACGGTAACAACCTCGTTTGAGCCTCTTGTGTCCATTCGATTGAACTCCGGCAGTTTGGATGCCGTTGTGTTACCAGCGTATTACACGGTGTTTCCCATTCCAAACAACGTCGATTATGAGATTGCTTTGATTAAAAACCCCACACTTACGGGTGCTTCTTACAACACTGCAACGTTCGACAACGTAGACTTCGATGTCAGTGCAACGGCTCTTTCCGGTGGAACAATCGTGTTGCAAAACTACACAAAGGGTACTAACCAATCTTCAGGAGACGCCATAGTTCCCACAGGCTACAACTTCGACCTTCAAATTGGGCGAACCATAGCTGGCACAAGCGACGTCTACACTCTGGCTGCACGAACCATTTCAGGAACTGACGATATTATCGGTTGCTTGGCATTTTGGGATTTAACCTCATGAGCGAACGTAAAAAACGAACCCTTGCTCTCGAACTGACAACATCGAACCAAGACATCTATACAGTTCCCGGTCGGTTCAACGCCGATGTGAACAGTATCTATATCAACAATGCGTCTGGTAGTACGGTAACTTTTAGCCTTGACTGGTACGAAGCAGCGACAACAACGTACCACACACTCGCTGAAACTGTCGAACTATCACCTAATTCTTTACTACAGATAACAGACTATCCCCTGTATCTTATCAGGGATGACAAGATTCGCGGCCTTGCTAGTGCAAACAGTGCCGTGAGTATCTCGGTTTCGCTAGAAGAATACTACGAAACTTCACTCTAAACCTGCCTAAAAGGAGATAACCCAATGGCAATCACAACTGCGATGTGCAACAGCTTCAAGCAGGAAATCTTGGGCGGTGTGCATGACTTAGACACGGATGTCCTTAAACTTGCTTTGATTAAGGACACACCTACTGGTACGTATAATGCCAGCACAACAAATTACTCTGACGTAACTGGTAACTCTGACGAAGCATCAGGTACAAACTACACCACTGGCGGTCAAAGCCTTGACGGTGCAACAATTTCTCTTGACAGTTCAACTGCTATCGTTGACTTTACTGATGAAGTTTTTGCCAACGTTACAGTATCTGCTGACGGCTGTATTATTTACAATTCATCTCAAGGTAACAAAGCAATTGCCGTAATCGACTTCGGCGGCACAGTGAGTGCTACTGCTGGTGACCTTACCATCGAATTTCCTGCTGCTGACGCATCTAACGCTGTTATCCGCATCGCGTAAGGAGTTAGAACATGGCGTTCTATGACTCTTCTGATGCTATATACGGCACTGGTGTATACGGCTCTCCTTTTTACGGAGTCGTAACACCTAACGTTGCATTAAGTGGAGTTGTTGGAACGGGGGCAGTTCAAACTGTTGCAATCAACGGGTTTGAGATTGACCTGTCAGAACGGTTAGGAAGTGTCAGTGCTACAGGTGCGGTTAACACACTGACAGTTAACATCGTCGAGTCTCTTGGTAGTGTTAGTGCTACAGGCTCTATCGGAACAGTCGAACCCCGAACAAGCGAGGCTTTGGGTAGTGTATCCGCAACAGGTTCTGTAAATACAGTAACCGTTAACATTGCGGAAAAACTTACGGGCGTATCTGCTACGTTTACCATTAACGATGCAGGACTCGATATTCGCTCAATCAACCGTGTTCCGGTTCAGGGTGACGTTGGCACTACAGCGGTAGGTACAATCAAGCCGAATGTAAGTGAGCCTATCTCTAGCGTATCTGCAACAGGCTCTGTTCAAGCTGTCGCAATCAACGGTTTTGAGATTGATGTATCCGAAAAACTTGCCAGCGTATCTGCAACAGGTTCGATTGGTTCTCTCGGTATTTCGAACGCCTTCAGCATTACTGGTGTGTCAGCTACAGGTTCGATTGGAGAGGTAGAAGACCAACCGACCGAAGCTCTCTTGAGCGTAAGTGCTACAGGCTTTGTTGGAGCCATCGTAGTTAATCTGACAGAGCGTTTAGCAAGTGTTAGTGGTACAGGAACAATCAATCTTCCTGCGCCTAACGATGCAATAACAGTATTCAATGCTAACGCCTACGACCGTAGGAACGCTGTACACGTCATACCTTCCGCTCTTATCTTCCGTTCGGTAGATACGGGAGCAGCAGCCGACGCATACGACAGAACCCGTGTGGCTACTGTCTAATCAAAACAAACAAGTTCGCATAGAAGGGCAGCATAATGTCTCTTAAATGGCCTGATAAAGACCCCGACGACCAACTGGACTACTCTGTTAATTGGGGTCCGGCTCTCGACGGTGATACTATCTCATCCCTTGTCTGGAAAATCTACGACGAGAACGGCACGTTACAAACTTGGTCAGATAGCCAGATTGTAAACGGTTTGCAACTTATTAGTCGAACCAACACAACAACCGTTGCTACAATCTACTTGGGCAGCGGTACTGCTTTTACAACGTACAAGATTGTTTGCCGAATGACAGCCAGTGACGCGACAATTCGCGAACAGGAAGTACGCATTCGTGTGGTGGAGAAAAACTGATGGCATACAACTACCTTTCCCTTGCTAATGAAGTCTGCCGCCGTCTCAACGAAACGGAGTTGACATCAAGCAACTTTGCGTCAGCTAACGGCTTTTACGGACAAATCAAAGACGCTGTAAACGCTGCTATCCGCGACATCAACCAGAAACATTTCAACTGGCCTTTCAATCATAACACAGACGACATCACCCTCACTGCGGGTGAACTTCGTTATCCGTTACCTGAGAATGCCAAGTACACGGACTTTGATACGGTTCGACTTGCTCGTAACACAACGTTAGGTGTAGGTTCTGCAAAACGATTGAAACAAATGTCCTACGATGAATACGTCGACCGCTATATCGACCAAGAGTACGAAACCGATACAACCAAAGGTCAAGTCCCTGAATACGTCGTTCGCTCGCAGGATGGTGACATCATTGTTGCGCCGATGCCAGATGCAGCTTACACAATCGAATACGAATTCTTTATGTTTCCGGCTGACCTCGAAACATACGACGACGTACCGTCCATTCCCTTTCGTTTCAAGCACGTGATTGTTGACGGAGCGATGTACCATTCTTATATGTTCCGTGACAACTTAGAGTCTGCCAGTATATCTCTTCGCAAGTTCGAGGATGGAATCAAACAGATGCGAACCCTTCTTGTAAACGAAAACGTATATGCTAGGGCTGTCTAATGCCAGATAGGTGGCAAACATATCCATTCGAGTTCAAAGGTGGACTCATCACGAACCTGTCTCCATTCCAGCAGGGGATTCAGGCTCCCGGTTCGGCACGGATTCTTCGCAACTTCGAACCGTCGGTGTTTGGTGGCTATCGCCGCATCGAAGGATACGAAAAGTTTGATAGCAACGCTCTTACCAACTCTGGCAATATTCGCGGAATTGTAAGATATGACGACAAAGTGTTTGCTGGGCGAGGGGATGACCTGTTTTTTTCAACAGGTTCGGGTTGGACGCAGGTAACTGACAATGTAACGTACAGCAGTAGCGGCATTGTTCTTGGGGGTGTGGGAAAGATTCGCTTTCTTAAATACAACTTCGACGGCACAGATAAACTGATGGTTGTTGACGGGACAGGAAAGCCTTTTCGGTTTGATGGGACGACGTTCGAACAGTTGACAGCCTTACCAAGTGATACCTCCGGTTCGAGCTTTGTTGTGAACTTCAAAAACCACATTTTTCTCGGAAATGGCAAAAATGTCGTTTTTTCTGCTCCATACGAAGATGATGACTTTACAAGTGCGAGTGGAGGTGGTATAATAAACATAGCCGATACCGTCACAGGTTTGATTGTTTTCCGCGACCAGTTGGTTATTTTCAGTGAAAACACAATCAATCGCTTGGTTGGGAACAGTGTAGCAGATTTTCAGTTGCAACCTGTTTCACGGGACTTGGGGTGTGTGGCGGCAGATACCATTCAGGAAATTGGGGGCGATATCGCTTTTTTAGGTCCGGATGGTATTCGGTTGTTTTCTGCAACTGACCGGGTGGGAGACTTCAGTCTTGGTGTCATATCTAAACCTATCCAGACTGAGATGCTTGACCTTATCTCGTCTAGCCCCGGCGGTTTCAGTAGCACGGTTATTCGGGAAAAAAGCCAGTACCGTCTGTTTGGTTTCAACTCCGGGTATACCAACGCTGCTGCAAAGGGGATTGCAGGAACACAATTACAGGATACTATCGCGTGGAATGACCTACGGGGAATCAAAGCTTTTGTAACGTTTAGTGAATATGATGGGTTCGCAGAGCGGATTTATTTTGGAGGGTCTGACGGGTATGTTTATCAGATGGAGCAGGGCAACACGTTCGACGGGACAGATATTCCAGCAACCTTTGCTACTCCGTTCGTACCGTTAAACGACCCAAACGTACGCAAAACGATTTACAAGGGGACTACATACTTGGATGTCAATGGGGATTTCGACCTCGAATTCTCTCTCAAGTTTGACTTTGACCAACCCGATAGTCCTCAACCAGACTCAATCTTGAGTACCGATGCAGGGGCATCCATTACCTACGGGTCTGGTATCTACGGAACGTCTCTTTTCGGGACGAAACAGAAGGCCATCTTTGATGTCCAAACAATCGGTTCGGGATTTACCGTATCGATTCTTTACGAAACCACAGGAACTAACACAGACGCAGTATTCACCATCGACGCCGCTACCCTTGAATTTGGCACGAATGGAAGGAGATAAGAA